AAATCGTTCCTTGTATCTGCTATGGCCCTTTATGAGCTGTATAGGCTTATTTCTATGGGTCATCCTCAAGCAAGATACGGTTTGATGGAATTTGATGAAATTGTTCTATTGAATGTTGCTCGAAATGAAGAACAAGCAAAAAAGGCAATCTTCTCCAAAATCAAACAAACAGTTTTGGCATCTCCTTTCTTTGCTCCTTATATTGGCAAAGATACAGAACTGGAAATGCGATTTTACACTGAACACGATAGAGAAGAAAACGTAAGAAGAAAAGAAGATAATATCAATCTATTTGCTGGTTCTCTTGTTTTACGTTGTGGTTCAAGTAATGCATCAGGTCTCGTTGGTCTTACTTGTTGGTCTATCATTATGGACGAAGTTGCAGCAATGGCTGGAGATAACCCTGAATCTGGGGTTGATTATGGTTTATATGATGACTTGAAGCCATCTCTTGCAACATTTGGTAAAGATGGCAAAATGATGCTTCTTTCGAACCCTAAAGGCCCCATTGGATTACTTTATGATTTGCATGAAAATAGACAAGAAGATCCTACTACTCTCATAATGAGATTACCAACTTGGCTTACAAATCCTAACATTGATAAAGATTGGCTGGATGGACAAAAGAAGAAAGACCCTCAAGAATTTCAAATGCAGTATGGAGCCGAATTTGGAGCATCTTCTTCTGACCCTATGTTTATGTCTGACGATATTGACAGAATGTTTAAGAGTCAGAATATGGTTAAACGTAAGGAACAGCCTGATGGGCTTTTTGAATACTTTTGTCATATAGATCCGGCAAGAACGTCTGACTATTATGCCTTAGTCGTTGCTCATACTGAAATTATGTATGGTCAAATTGGGCCTGATCACACTCCCTTGAAAAGAGTTGTTATTGATCATATTCATTTTTGGAATCCTTTGACTAGAAACCAACCTGTCAAGGAAAAAGAAGTTGAAGACTATGTAATTAATTTACATAGACGATTCAGATTCAAACAAGTATCAATAGACCACTGGAATTCGCAATCATCAGTTATAAAGCTGCAAAGTTATGGTGTTCCAATTATTGAAAAACAGTTTAATAAAGAATATAAAGAAAAAATATATACAGAACTTGCTCAAATAATAAGAGATGACAGAATAGATATTTATGATTTATCAGGTGGTTCATACCTTGATATGCAAAATACTCCTCAGTCATTGAATGAAATACAAGAAGCCAAAATTCAGTTTTTATTCTTACAAAAAAAATGGAAAGGCAAAAGATATTATATAGAAGCTTTATCTGGATATAAAGACGATATTTGTGACTGCGTTGCTGCTGTGTCCTATGAATGCTTAACTTCCAGAATTGTAACTAGATTACCAAGATCTAAAATGGTTAATTTGAACAGAAGATAAAGGTAAACATTTTTTTAATTAAGTAAAAAACAATATGTCTGACAATATTCGTATAGCTCAAACCGGAGGAGTAGGAGGAGGTGGACAAGGATCCCCATTTTCTCCTGGTGCAAGTCCTATAGGCCGTGGCGGTAGAAACCGTGGCGGACACGAAATAAACTTATATGTCGATGAAGACGCTAGCTTTGATAAATTACTACGCAAAACTCATATCGATTTTGACGGCAGAGATGTAAACATAGAGTCAAGACTTACTCCGCAGCACAGGAATTATGAAGAGTCTATTCCTTATTTACTTACTCCAGAAGAAAGATTAAGAGCTAAACTTAGGGCTCAACTTCATAACTACAAACAGTCTTTAGAAAACGCCGCTAATGATTTACATAAAAACTCACCCAAGTACATAAAAGAAAATTTTAATGCTAAACCTGAGCATCTTATGACTATGGAACAGTCTTTAGAAGACAGACATAAATACAAAAAAAATTATAAGTTTCTGGGTGAAGAATACAAAGATCCAGACAAGCCCTCAAGACTTCATTTTGCAATTTCAGAAAATGATATAAATCGTGTAGCTGAAGATTATCAAGTCAGAAGAAGAAACAGAATAACCGAAGAATACGCTGAACCAAGAAATAGGTATGACGTTGAGCAATTTAGCAACCAACCTATGGGCAAGACTCCATTATTAGAACATGGCGAAGATTTAAATCAATATTTTAATGATTTGATCAATGTAAATACACCAGACCAAGATGGATTTCAAGAATACGGATTAAAAGATACTATCTTAACTTATCCCAATCCTGATGCAAATGTCAATTTGATTCCTAGAAAGTTTACTGGTGAAGAAAGTTTAGAATTAAAACAAATAAACCCACTCGAAACTATTGAAAGAAATATGCATACGCCAAAAATGCCTTCTTCTTATTATAATTTTGTAAAACCAACACCAAGTGAGGATGCTAGCGTCGAAGAACAATATGACACGTTATTGAATGGGTTCGTAGGGCACACATTCTAAATGAATAAACAATTTGCAGTTATCTTAAAAGTTTGTAGCACACTTGATAGAAATGGAAAGTTTGCTACATCTGATAAATTGTTTAATAGATTTGCTCAGTATTATCCACAGCAATCAGTGACAAAAGTACCTCATGTTAATTATGTTGAATACGATGAAATCGAAGATGAATATAAAGAAAACGATTTCTGGCGGCAAAGAATTAACCCAAGAAAAATTCCTAAAGAATATAGAGATCTTGGCGGGGAAGCAGACGGGCAAAATATTGAAGGTCTGTTGCACGGTCCAGATAATGTTCCCGGACCTGCATATGTAGATCCAGGAAATCCAGCATCGAGTCCATCTATGGCAATTCATAGCGGAGAAGATTTGTGCGATAAGTTTTCTTGGGAAGAAACATATCAGAAAAATGTTGATGAAGGCAACGGTTGGAAAAACAGATTGCCATACAGATAAGGAGTTTATTATGCCATTACCTATCAAACCAGTACATAGTTTAGATTTACACGCAGAATTATTTGACGGACCATCTATGGAGGGCCTTGGATTATCAGATATTCAAATTCAACTTCTTGGTGTATCTCAGCAACCAAAGAAAGCTGAAGCAGCAAAATTAAGTAATAGATACATCGATATGCTTAGAGCTATCGATGCTTCTACTGATGAAGTTGTCACAGCCGCATCTCAACTCGCTCTTAATAAAGATGGAAAAGTTTGCAGTGTTCCTAATGTAATTTCTGATAATGATTTACTTGCTCTTAAAACTGCAGGTTTACTTACAGGTTACGGAAGATCAGTCGAATTGACAGAAAAAGCGAAACTTGCTCTAAGAGATCATTATCTTTCAATAGATAATGTAAATGAATTTAGAAAACAAAGAACAAAGGATAGATTTGATTTAGATGCTGCAAGAAGTGTAAATGCATCATCAAACAGATTTAAAAAAGTCGGTTCTTGACTCACTAGCAATAAATTCCGTGATGAATTTAACGTTAGATTTGTAGCGAATAATGACAAGCTTCGCACTAAAGGTTTGATGTTTGCAGAACCTTTAGAAGATTTTGAAGTTGTTATTTTTGAGTTTGATTATCCTGATTGCTACTCATTCTGGAATAAAAATGTAAGTTTCCCGTTATCATTAGCATTTTTAGATGAAAAATACAGAATCAGAGACATAAAGGATATGGAAGCAGATGACCCTAAATCTGTATACCCTGAAAGTTCAAAAATAGTTTTTGTTGTAGAAGCAAATAAGGGAACTTTTGAAAATTTAGGTATAAAAATTGGCGATAAGCTCACAATGAAGGGCAACAAACTGGTTTTAGATAAAGAAAATAAGTAGATGCATTAAAGGAATTAACCTTTAAATTTAAGAAGTTTTTTAATGTATTTTTTCTTGAGGAGAAAACAAAATTATGGCAGATAGAATTTTCCCAAACAGATATCAAGTAGATCCTCTTGATTCTGACCTTGTTTTTCAAGGTATTGATTGGGATACATTTAATCAAAGACTTGCTGCTGCTGAAAGTGGTGAAGATAAGAGAGTTCCTACAGAGCTCCTAAAAGCTTTGAACAATGCTCATCCTGGAGCATTTGACGAAGAAGCAGAGTCTAACGATAGAGAATCTGGAAGTATGTACGCTGAAGAAGACATGGATGGTGATGAAATGTCTGAAGATGAAGCAATGATGGTTGATTCATACAAAACAGCAAAGAAAAAGAAAGGCCTTGATCCTGAGTCTGGTTTAGGTAAATATCTAGCAAAGCAAAGAATGATGAAGGAAAAGAAATCTAAAAATTCTGATGAAGAAGATCATGATGAAGAAGATCATGATGAAGAAGATCATGATGAAGTAGATTCTAAAGAAGATATGAAGAGAAAAGGCCCGAAGAAAAACGAGAAGGTCAAGAAAGCATATGTCTTCAACCATCCTTCCCAACTTTCCGCAGAAGCAGTTGAAGCTGCAGAAGCTGCTGGTGATGAGCACTTAAAGAGTGCTATTCTTGCTGCTAGACACGACAGAAGA